CGCTAAGATTAACTAATAAAATATACTGTGTAACACTTTCTGTTACTTTTTGCTTGCAACTATTGACGCATTGTGTCAATAATAATGAGTAAATGGATCAAGTGATTCGAAAACATTCCCCAAAAACAAACAGAAAGGACACTTCATGAGTGCATATTTAGTCGCGCCAGAACAAATCGCAGAGATGGTCAAGTGGGCCGTATCAAGACGACACAAAACCTACATATACAATCTCTTTACAAAAAAAGAGATCGATAACAATCCAGAAAATCTAGTCAAGATCTTAGCAAAAGCTAATGTAGACAGCATCAACGCAAGGTACAACGAGCAAGACAACAGTGCAGATTTTGTTGCTGATTGTTTACAAGAACTTAACACTGGCCCGATATCTCTTGTCGGTAAAAGCTATGTTCCTAATCTTCACCTTACTGCTGCTGACATTTACAGAATGTGCAGCAACTACGATTACCAGGCTTGCGAGGTCAACGACTGGATCCATCAAGATGCTTACTGGATTGTTCAATCCATCAAACACCAGGCTGCGGATGTTATGTCTGACGTAGCGCAGCACAAGTGGGGATACAGCAAAAACAAGAAAGGAGTTGCTTAATTGGCAAAAGGTAAAAAACTTTGTTCTTGTTGCGGTAGAGATGCCGGAGTGTGGGAACAATGGTCTAACCAGGACAAAGGTTTCGGCATTTGTGCGATGTGTTTCAACTGGTACAAAACTCTTAATTACACAAAGCACCAACTGCAAGAAATGTTTGGTGTGCCCAACGTCAATTACAAAGAAGTTACTACCGACGATCTTGCAGCAAAGATAGTCAACAACCTTAGTTTCAACAAACAGAAAGGAGCGCAATAATTGCGGATCAGAAAAAACACAAAGCTTATCAAAACACCACGCAAACATGGCCGGCCCATAGGCAAGAAATGGGATAAGGCCACCGGGTATATGATGCAGCATTGTTCGGACGTGCTAGGCGGCGATCATCGCAAAGTGTGGGTGATTGTGGGAAAGAAATGGGTGTATGCCTCAACCTCACAGATCAGC